ATAGTGCTCCTGTTATTAAAAAGGGCGAGCATATTTCTACGCTCGCCAATGGTAGCACTATTTCAGTTAAAATATCAATTACTTTTAGTCGGTGTTAGTGCCGCTTGCGATGGTCGTTGTATCGCTCAAATCAACCGCGTAGGTTGTGGCGCTAACCGTTATCACCCGGTGCAATGTTACGATGTTGGTGGATGTGTTGGTGTGTTGCACCAAGTCGCCTACTTTCATGCCGTATTTGCCGCCATCGCTGATAAAGCCGGTGGTGTCGACTGCGGCACCAGCGTCGGCGGAAGTGTGGATCCACATCCGCGAACCCACCGCGATCGGGCCGGCTGATACCATGCTGAGTTTGCTTGCGTCGTATGTCATGTTTGTTACTCCTTACAGAAGGTGTTATTGGGGCGCCCGGTTAAGGGCGCCACTCGAATTACTGCGGTGCGAAGCCCGAACCGTCGTGGGTAATTACTACCACGCCGCTGTTCTGCAGGAGCTTCGAGCCCATATGCCCGCTGGCACGTGCCCAGGAGTACGCTTGCTCGCCGTCGTAGCCGATCTCCGCATCGATCCCCGCGGAGTCAACAGCGTGGCCAATTGCGCTCTTGTGGTACATGAAGCATTTTTCCGCGTTCGTGCCGACACCGGGAAGGCTCGCATGAACAATCCAGTTAACGCCCAGCCAGGAGAAGGTATTCGGCATGCTGCGGAACTTCTCGTCGGATATGTAATCGCGGCTTGCGAACTGAACCGACGCGGACATCAAGTACGCACGGAAGGCGGGGGTAATCAGACCGAAGATGTTGTTATCCAGTTGGACATCGTTGTTCAGCAACACGGTAAGAGCGTAGTTCGCCAGGGTCAGGCTGGCGGTAGCGGCCGCGCCCGTATCTTGCGTGGCGGTGCTCAGTTCGGTAATGATGTCCTGATCGATCTTGCGATTGATCACGGCCATGGTGCCTTGCTGCATGATCGCGCGCTGATCGCCTTGTGACTGGAAAATGTTGAAATTGGTATTGCGCACCAGGTCGTGCCATTCGGTCAACGTCGCGGTCAGTTGCGTGTTGTTGTTTCCGCGGGCAGGAATAAGACCGTTCAGTCCGCGCGTTACCGCAACGGCGTCGCCGGTGTCGGCTACGAGGAAAGTGGCTTGATTGCCCTTGATAACCGATTCGGTGGTGACGGTATCGCGAAGCAGTGTTTGGCGTTGCTCGAAGCCAGCGATGAACTCCTGGCGGTATTGAATTTGTGCGGCGGATTGTGCCATTTCGGACCTCTCCAAAATAAAGTTAAATGAAAACTTCTCATTACCTTCCTTTCGGGGTGTCCTTTCCGGCCGTGTAGGGGTGTCCTTTTTTCAGGTGCCTACCGTACTTTCTGCGGGGCCTACGGTGGTATTAATGTATAAGTTACCTTATCAAAATTAAAATATCAATTACTTTTTATGTTAGTGCAAATGAAAAAGCCCCACTACTTGCGGTAGTGGGGCTCGGTGTACTACATGCCAAAATGCTAATATCCCGTTATTTGGTATGTTTGCGGAACAGGATATTAATTTATCAACTCGCGTGTGAGAGCGCACAATGTATAAGAAGAAATCCATGGGACGGGAATCTCGCCGTATTCATTGCGGGTGAAACTATACCACAAGATAGCTAAAATATCACTGCTTCTTCGCTACCCGTTGCTGAACGTCAATAAGTTCGCGGTACCGGGCTTGCATCTTCTCGGCTTTCGGCCCTTTCCAGTAATCGCTTTTCGGGTTCGCCATGAGTTTTTCCATGTCAGCCAGTTCGCTCTCCATTGCTTGCTGTGCGTTGCTGCCGGATCCGGGAACCACGGTTGCCATGGGGTTGACTTCACGCGCGAGCGAAGCCAGCCACTTGAGCGTATCTACGTGGTTGCCCAACGGCGTGCCGTCGCCTAGCCGCGCGCCGAGCAATTGATCCTTTACGCCCGCGGGTGCGTTGTTCAGTAGTCCGTTAATCAGGCTGATATTCAGCTTGACTTCAGAGCCCCATTCGTCCGGACTGCGCAGGGTTTCGGCGGCCTTTTCTTTGGTCTCGAGGTCGCGCATGGCGCGGGCTTGCACTTCCTTTTCTTTGGCGGCCAGTTGCGCCGCCGCTATCTTATTGACTTGCTCCGTATTCAGGTTTAATTCATGCGCGACCGTTTTGAAACTCTCCATCAACGGTGCGTCTTCTTCCCCCACCACCAGCCCGTCGGGCAAGGATACCTCGTACTTGTCCGGGGATTCCGGTATGCCATTGGCTGCGCGGTAGGCCGCGAGTTCTTCGGGTGTGGCGTCCTTGCCGGGCTTCGCTTCGGAACGGGTCATTGATAGCTTCTTGCTCGCTTCCAGGCCGGCCTTGATCGCTTCATCCAGCGTGCCGTACCGGGACAACTGCTTCAGCATTTTTTCGTCGCCGCCGGCTATGCGTGTGCGTACGGTCGCCCAGTCCTGCGGTTCGGGTTTGGCCGCCGCCGTGGTCGCCGTCGTCGTTGCGGCGGCTGTTGTGTCGTTTGCCGCATCGCTCAGCACCGTTCCGGTTGCCGTGGTATCTGTTGCGGTATCGGTGGTTGTGTCTCCGGTTAATACCTCTTCTACTGTGTCTACCATGCGTTTTAACTCCTGTTATGAAAAATCAACTGTATCTATTCCCAATCCACTGTATATGTCCAATTCAGACGCGATAGCGACGGATTCCGCGGCGGTGGCGCCGTGGGCCATTGCTCCCAATGCGAAGTTCGCGCCGGAACCAATGGCCCATTTGTCGCGCGAAAAGGTCGCCGTATTGGGGTTTTCATCGTACAAACTTATGTTTCCGTTCAAATCTATAACCATCCCGGTAAAATCGGTAAATTCCGGCTGCCCACCGAAACCGTTCTTTACCCATGTGACGAAAGCCTGGCAATCGGCCTTGTTACCGCACGCACCCACCAACACCCTTTTGTTCTTCGTCCCCAGGCGGAATACCTTTGTGGTCGGTACTGGTGTGTCGCCGATCGTGGTTTGTTTATCTCCGGCCAGGGTCTTACCGTCCCATGCTATCGTCGTCAATTTTTCTCCTTCAACGCCGCCTTATTCAGCTTCAGCATTTTTACTATCTGCAGTCCGACAAACCGCCGGCCACTGGCGAAGGCATGGTCCCGGGGTTCGGTGCGGTAGTCGAATTCATACGTGCCGCAAGCACCATAAATAATCCAGGTCATAGCCCGCTGTTGCTGTTCAGGTGTGGCTTCCCCAGCCATGGTTGCTTGAAGCGCGGCCACGTCAGCGAGGTCGTACTTCGGTGGCATGAATACGTCGGGTTGCTTGCTCATGGCGCGGCGATTCCCAGTCCGAGCCCAGGCTGCCCGCCACCGGTGGGGGCGTTGGCATCAGACAACGTTTTAGCCACGGTGGCGCCGGACTGCATTTGTGCCAGTAATTCTGCCGCTTGCTGTTTCTGTTGCGCGTCGCGGGCCAGGTCTTCGACTTGTGATTCCGAGCGGATCCACTTCTGTGGTACCCCGGTTCCCTGCATCGTGTCGCGTATCGCTACCTTGGCATCGAGTAGGTAAGCCACGGTTTGATCCAGCGGCGTCACTTGTGCGATCAGTGATCCCGCCTCGAGTAACCGCTGGCCTTTCTCGCGCTCTACCGCATCGTGCAATGGGGATTCGAAGGTGAACTGGATATCTGCCCCGCGCAGTTCTTCCGGCATGTCCATAGGGGAACCGAACACACCCGCGCGCAACAAAAGTTCGAAGGTGTTCTCGCACAGCGGACCGTTGTACTGCGGCTCCATTGGCTCGAACAGTGGCATGGCCTGGCGAATATATTCCTGTACCCGTTGTCCTACCTCATACGCTGTCATGGTGTTATCGGGTGCGGGTAGGGAGATTTTGTTCAGGTAGAACGCTTCCGCGATCATTTGTCGGGTATCCTGCGCCATTTCCAACCCGAGAGGAATGCCGCTCTTGTCCTGCGTCAACGGCCGCAATACTTCCCCTAGCCGCTCATCGTATTCGGTATCTACCCACGTCACGCCGCCGGGTAGAATGTTGAGGTCCGATCGCAAGGCGCCTTGTACCGCGATCATGGGCGGGCTCACGGCTTTCTCGCCGGCTTCCAGTAGCACCCCTGTCATCGCCTGGATGAGCCGCGCGTCGGGCATGGCTACCACGGTGGCGGGGGAGTATGCGTATTGCGAACCGCTGACTGTCTGCCAGCGTGGTATCACATACCCGGTACCGAACACACCTATTTCTTCCATCTTGTGTTTGTTCGAAACATCCAGGTAAATGGAGATGAACGGCGTGCGGAAGGTCTTACCATCGGCGTTGTATCCGTCCGTCGGGACCAAGCAATGCCACACTTCCACTTCGCCGTACGGTTCCTTCTCCATCCGCTTGGCGACGTTCTCGTGCACTGTGCGGGGAAACAACCGCATGACATCGGCTACGGTGGGCTTCCATTTCCGGTACACGGTACCAATGTTCCCGTTTTCGTCCTCCATCCAGGCGACATCCCGCAGGTGCCAGCACCGGTACAGCAAGCCGTTGCCGTGCGAATTGAGTGACGTTTGTATAACCGTTTGCCCAAAGGCTGCGAAGTCATGATCGCCCTCTTTGGTGGCGCGGGAGAACTGGGTACCGCCGGCGAACATGGCCCGGCGTTGGCGGTTCTCGGCCATTTCCAGCCATGCGCGGGCTTCGCTCCCGAGTTCTTCCCACTTATCTTTCGTGCGGATGTGAAACCAGTTTTTACTCGTGGGCCTCAACATCGTGCCAAAGGCGTTACCCAAATCCCGGCGGGCCAGGAGCGGGTAGCTCGAGTTCAGCCAATCCCCGAACTCAAAACCGATATTACGGGTTACGGTGAAGTCCGCACGTTCCGGGTAGAAGTTCTCCGCGATGCGCTGCCAAAGGGAGAGCAGTTGCCCGCGCTTGCCGAACAACTGTTCGCCCTGTTTTATAAGCTGTTGGGCACTCACAAGGACGACCCGCCCAGGGAGTCGCCGCCGCCTGATAGCATCGTGCTCGCGCGCCCTTGCCGCTGTTGCTGGGCGACCATGGCTTTGCGCTTGGCATCAAGCGCGGTCTGATCGTCGGCCAGCGGCATGACCTTGGCTTTTTCGGTGGCGGGCATATTCATCTTCGGCATGCCGGGTGAAAGCAATGTGGTACCGATCCCCGCAGCCGTTAGCCCCAAGGCCGCCATCTCCCCTGCTGTCAGTCCTGCCGCGGCTGCTCCTGCTGCCCCTGCAGCCCCCGCTCCGGCGGCTCCCGCAGCACCAGCGGCGCCGGCTCCTGCTATGCCGGAGAACGCCGTACTCGCCGCGGCTCCTGCCCCCGCTCCCGTGGCTGCTGCCCCTGCTCCGGATACGAGCCCACTTAATGCTGCTCCTGCGGAAGACAGCATGGACCCCATTACGGCGGGTATCGCCGCCAGGAATGCCATGCTAGCCGGCTCCCAGTTTGTCGCTGGGGGCGAGAACGGTACTAGACCGGCTGCTCGCGGAATTCTGGTCTACCATCGCCCGTTTCTGTGCTTTCTTCAGCGCGTCCGGATCCGCTTGCGGAATGACGATGGGCTGCAGGATGGTCGGTGGTTTCGGTGGTTTGGAAAACATTGCGGTCATGGTCTTACCCTCCTTACGTTCTGTGTGATTTCATGATTACTTGTGGTGGCCGGTTGAAACCTGCCCAGCCGTTCTTTACGTTCGCTTGCCGTACCCCGTCCCACCAGGCCATGACCACGGCATCGCCTTCATCGGTTGACCGCCCCAGGCGTTTGCATACATCCTCTTTTGATTCGATCTTCAGCTTCCCCCCTACATGGCTGCCAATTACCTCGTAGGTCGGCGCGCATAAATCAGCCACCAGGGTAGGGCTCTGCGGTAGCGCGATGGTGGACCCTTGCGGTTGCGATGGGTCCAGGGCTTCACGGAATCGCCAGTAGGCTTCTGTTCTCACGTTGAAGAACGATAACTGCCGGTCAACGGACCGCCGCGCGGACTGCTTCACCCCCATGTACCCGACACAATCGATACCGTTATCCTTCAGGTGCATGACCGTGTCTCCGCCCCATCCGCCACCCAAATCCACTATTACCTTCGCGTTGTCCCTGCGTTTCGAAACTATCAGCCCTGCAGCCGTCAGCCCGTCCGGTACCTGTTTGCCAGGTATCTTTAATAGCGGTGCGTACCAGCCGTCGTACCGAATGGCGAGTACCATGTTGTCTTTGCCGCCTTGCGCGATGTCCGCGCCTATCGCGCACATCGGCACGCTTACCGGTGGCGTCGAAGTCCAGCGTGCTTGCGCTTCCCGTATCCAGGCCGTCGGTATGGTCTGCATTGCGTCATCCTGCAAGGCCGCTCCGAAGTTACCATCGCGGTACGCTGCCCGCTCTGCCCCGCTCAGTGAATCCAAACTGGCTTGATAGTTGGTCGCCAGAAGGTCGGGGTTATCTTTCAGCGTTGCCGGTATGAACGTCCGCGAGCGTGCGAATACTTCCTGGCCGTCGATAAGATGCGGCCCCCGGCCGTCTACCTCTACCTCCTTGCCTTCGCTGTTGGATGTGTACCAGCGAAGTTCCCCGGGTTGCGCAGGGTTGGCGTGCTGGGGGTCCAGCCATGCTGCCCATCGGCGTAGTACCCACAAGCCTTCTGGTCGCGTAGGCGGGTTGCCAGCCGCAACAACTCGGCACCTTTGCCCTGGTATTGCGGATCTATTCCAGGCCAAGATGAATGTGTACTGTGACTCCGTGAAATCCGATACTTCGTCGAAACAGATGAGGTCATGCGGTATCCCTTTGTATTTCTGTTTGTCCTCTTCAAGCTGCACGCCGCCTAGATCGATAACCCGGCCGTCGGGACGGCGCCACATTCCGGCCTGGCTGTTCCAGCCGTCACGGGAACCCAATATCGTGCTCATGCGTTCGACCAGACCCAACACTTCCTTATTCGTGCGGCGTAGTACCAGGGAACGCATATGGGATGTAAGGGCCAGCCCTATTTCCAGGTCCGTCTTACCGCCGCCGGCCTGG